GATACTACAAAAAGAAAAAGGACGAAGAGGCATCTTATGATAATTCTTGTCCTCCCGGTAAGGAGATGCGAGATGGTGAGTGCAAGACTATCGCTGTGACTCTAGATTTGGAGATAGATGAAATGGAGGCTATAGTAGAGGCATCTACAGGTAATACAATCATTGAGATAAGGGGCGTTGCTTTCCATGAGGGTATGAACAAAAACAAGTGGGAACTAACGCCAGCAGGCGCTAAATCCCTAGTAGACCAGATGGAGGGCGCCGATGTTACACTAAATCATCCCGATGCTAACGAGCATGGTCCCGGTTTTACTCGTAACATGGATGGTGGCATCAATGAATCAATCGTTGGTTATATTCAAAGTGCATCCTTCTTTACTACAGTAGGGGGATATGAAGTGAGATATGTGGCTCATGTTATCAGACCAGAACTCTTTGAGAGTCTAGAGTCTGGTCTATGGTCGCGTGACGGATACGGAGTTAGCATAGGTGGCTCAGGAGTACCAATCTCCGCAGATGATAACGGTATAGTTTTTGATGAAGACTTTAATTTCGACCACCTTGCTATAGTTCATAGGCCCGCGTATGAGAGGGCGAGCATAGAAAGTGTAAGACGCATAGAAAAACCAGAGAAGATTCAGGCAACCTTTATGTATCATTCAGATGGTGGCGTAGATAACACAAAGGTGAAGGCAATGAGTGAAATAATTGATAACACAGAAATTGAGGCCGAAATGGAGTCTCTAAAGGCAGAACTTGTTCTCGCTTCATCCCGCGTGGCCGAATTTGAGGCCGCAGAGGATGCTCGCGTAGAGACTGAGAGAATGGCCCTAGTAGAGACGGCTTCGGAAATGGGAATGTCAGGTCACGACGACCTAAAGGCAGACACAATCCGCAGTCTGATTGCATCATGGGAGGTCGCTCACCCTGAGCCGTCACCTGTGGTTATGGAACCTGTGGAGTCAGAGCCAGTAGCCGAGACACCAGCAGTTGCTTCCACACCAGAGCACACAGCAGTTGTAGCAAACTTCCTTAACGGAAAGATGGTGGAGTCCGATGAGGGCATCTACGAGAGAGCATACAACGCATGGGCAAAGGCATGGAACGGAACCCTCGCTACGGATGAGAACGAATTCCGCGCTCACTCGTATTCAGAGATAAAGGAGATGATTTGAAATGGCAGCACTAAATGAAACAAGAAATGCAATACACGCAACTGCTGGACTAGCAGGGCAAGGGCTACTACTGATGTACCACGCAGACGGTGTGAAACTCTGCTCTGATGACGAGCAAGCACCAATCGGCGTGACTGCGGCAGAGTCCTCAAGAGACGCGGCTGGCGCACTAGAAGGGTCAGGAGTCGGAACAGTAGCAGTTTACCCAATGTCTGGAATACTCTACATCTTGGCAGAAGTCAAGACGAGTGCAAAGTTTGGAATGCCTCTCTATGTAGACGGCGGCGGAACAGGCTACGTGGCATGGGCGGCTGTAGACGGCTCTTCGGTGAAGGTCGGCTACTACATGGGCGAGAACAAAGACATCGCGGCTGGCGACCTAGTACCTGTGGGGGTGGCATGAAATGGCTAACCAGTCACTAGAGAGCATCCTCAACGTTGAGGCAGCAGACGGACCTTTCTCCGTTGGAGATGCAGTCCTAGAGCAGACCCTAAGAGACTTCATCCAACTACAGTCCAACACGATTGCAATCGCTACTGACCTAGTAGGCGTGCGCAGCGTACCTTGGCTAGAGTTCACTTGGTACACCGGGATAAACGGAACCTTCGACTTCCCGCTAGACGATGTGGCACTAACCGACCCAACCAAGGTTGGAACTGCTAACTACACGACCAAGTTGGAGAAGGGACAAGGTAGAGTCACTTTCCTAGACGCTGTGAGACTTCGCGGCGAGACTTGGGAGAACATCGACAGGCAGCAGTTGGCTATCGTCCGAGGACGAGCAGACAAGATTGACAACAAGATTCTAACTGACCTAATGGCAGGCTCCGGTAACTCGGATGTCGCTACAGGCGGTGGAAACGCAAAGTGGGGCGGAACTTCCGCAGATGAGGAGGGCAACGTCCTCTCGGCTATGGATGCAATCTTCGCTAACGGAAAGGTTAGCGGCAACGAGCCTCTAGCAATGGTTGTCCCTGCTGACAAGAGAAGCGCTCTTCTCAACACCACTCTTTACGGAAACGTTGTCGAGTCCCTAGCAGACCACTTGGCTAGAATCGCATCCCTGCGAATCTACTACACCAGAGACATTGGTACTGGTAGCGCTATGGGTGACGATGCTCTTCTTATGGTGCCCGGTGCTGAAACTGCTGAGTTCTTCACCTACAACGGGGCTGGATTCCAAGAGACGGAACTAACCAGAATCCCCGGTCTAGGGTTTGACTGGATGCTAACTTCCTACATGGGAAGCGTTGTCCACGAACACCAAGACGGAGCAGCATCCGGTAAGAACATGAGAATGTGCAAGATTACCACAGTAAGGTGATTAAGTGGCCGGTAAAACGGCTAAGAAAGCCACGAAGAAGTCTGCGGCAAAGCCTAAGAAGGCTGCGCCAAAGTCTCCTTCCAAGGCTTCTTTGGTCAAGAGCCTCAATGAGAAGGGCATACCAGTACCGGAAGGTGCGGTTGTCGCTGACCTAGAACACAGATTATCTACTTGGACAGGCGATGCGGGTTACAACGTAAGGCTATACAAAGGTATAGGCCCAAAGTGGGCCGAGCACCCTATTAGTCTTCTTTCTGAAAGAAAGGCTCTTTACTGGCTTCCGGCTTCCGCCTTTGCTGATGAGATTTTGCGTACTAAATTACTTCTGGTTGTTAAGCGGGGTGAACCCTTAAACAACGCAGTTGTTATAGACGTACCAGAGGGATACGATGGCGGTAACGACAGCACAGATTCGTGATTTGCTTAATAGACCGAGAGGGCTTACTGAAGGCACTATCAGCGAGTATATTACTATCCGTACTGCCGAAGTTGCTAAGAAAGCCCGTATAACTGGCTATGTCGGCGTAACAGCCAATGCTCCGACAGATGCTCTAAAAGATTCAGCAATCAAAATGATGGTATGTGTAGATTGCTTGAGAGTTCTAGTAGACACTATACACACCATTGTTCCTGAAAAGGAAAAGGGTGCGGCAGACATAAGATTTGCTGCACAACTAAAGTCTTTTGAAAAGTCTGCTTTAGAAGCAATGAGAGCGATAGAAGAGAAGGGTGGAACTGCGTTTAAGGTTAAGAGCACCACAACAAGAGTTGGTGGAACTACTGGTACGCAGTTAAGTGGTAACTTGCACACCCTGTAGAGTGGGTGTAAAAATGGCAGATTATTATTGGAAAGGTGGAACTGGCGGAAATACCACAAACCCCGTTACCGCTACTAATTGGACACAGACTAGTGGTGGCTCTGACCATTCTTCTGAACCAGATAGTGACGATACTCTGCATTTTGATTCAGGTGCTACTCAGAATTGTGTTTTTACAAGCCTAACTAAAACATATCAAAATATTAAAATTCATCACGGTTTTTCAAGAGTTATCACTATTAACTCTTCTACTATTACCGTCGGCAACCAAATGACTATCTACAGTACCAAAGCAATAGAGTGTGCTCTTGCTTCTACAATTAATTTTACTGCTAATATCTCTAATGGTCCCAACGTAATTTACGATAATACAGCAAGTGTTAATGAAACTCTAGGGGTTTTCAAAAATCAAACATCTCGTAAAAACATGACTTTCCACTTCAATAGAAGTGGGTCTATGGTTATGATGGAGGGTGTTTATCCTAACGTGATTTTAACAGGTAATTTATCTCCCACTACATACGCTACTAGTAACGATTATTCAGAAGTAAAAATGTTAAATTTTACACTTAATGCAGCGTCTACAGTACAGCCTTATTCTTCTAGCGCAGTATCTTCTGGCGACTTAACAAAGATACATACTATAGAAGGTGCTTTAACTTTAACTGGTACTGTGTTTAAGTGGGGTAAAACAATTCTTAAATTAGCGCCAAATGGCACTAATATATCATTTCCAAGCCACGGTAATGTAGGCACTTATGGGTCAGGTACGCCAAAAGTATTCAATGTAGAATATTATGATTTACGCATCATTCCTAAAGGTAATATTAACGTAAATTATTTTAGCCTTGCTGCTGGTGCTTTAATTTCTTGTAATTCTTTTGAGATAGATGATAACGGTAGAATATATGGCCCTACTTCTGGCTCATCTGCTGAAATACAATGTGTTAAACCACCTAAAGTAAGAGGAGATTGGAATTTCCAACATATTTCTGATTCTGTGTATAGGTCTACTACTAAATTGCCACTAACAGGAGTTCCTTTTGGTGGAACAGGATTATCGGCTATTGGAGAAGCGGGACGAGTCTTAGCGGTTCACTCAAGTGGTAATTATCTAGAGTGGTCTGCTACCGCAGGGGGTACTTCTAGAACCGTCACGGTAGATACTAGCGGAGATGGTAGTGCTATCAATACTTTAGACGCAAACGAAACCCTAATGCTAAAGAAAGGGTCAAACATTACCTTAGCAGAATCGGGTGGTGTTGTCACAATATCCTCTACTGACACAGATACTAACACAAATCAACTGACTACTTTTACTTTAAGAGGTACTACAAATACTACCCCTACTACTGTCAATCATGGTGACACTATTACTATTGCGGCAGGTACAGGAATAACTACTACTTCAACCTCCGATGGTACTATTACTATCGCTAATACTGTGACAGATACCAACACTACTACTACTGCTGACGTTCTTGCCGCCCTTAACGCAGATTGGGGCGCAGGTAAAACCTTTGGTACTCAATCAGATGATACTGCTACATTTACTGGCCCAATTACTTCTACTGCGGGAACATTTACAGGAAGTACCTTTGGTACATCAGCAAACAATAAAATTACCGTAGACGAAGGTAATAGTAGAATCCATTTAAGAACTAATGGTGGAGATAGATTAACTGTTTATAACAACGGTGTTATTAGTATTAGTGGTGCTTTAAATGTAGACAACGTAAATCTTGATGATAAAAAGATAATGGTAAATCCTACGGCTCACAACGCCGGAGGTAACGCACTTACTGTAAGTGGGGGCGATACAACTGCCGGAACTACAGATAACATAGCGGGTGGAAATTTAATTCTTGAAGGTGGGCAAGGTAAAGGAACTGGTGCTGGTGGAAATATAGTCTTCAAGGTCGCAGATGGGGGTAGCGCAAATCAAGGTGGAGATAACAGTTATCCTCTAAACTCCCTAGCAACCGCCTTTACTGTCTTTGATAATGGAAATGCTACCTTTGCTAATGACCTCACCGTTACTGGGACATTAACTGTAAACGGTGGCACTACTACGGTTAATTCCAATGAAGTGAACATTGGCGATTCTATCATTAAACTCAACGCAGACCATACCGGAGCAGTAGCAGATGTTGATGCTGGATTAGAAATACACAGGGGCGATGATGCTAACAAGTTCTTCTTTTGGGATGAAGGAAATGACAGATGGACAGTTGGCTCTGAAACAATGGTAGCAGGGACTTTCATAGGTGCATTAACTGGAAACGTAACTGGAAATGCTAGTGGAACTGCGGCAACGGTCACAGGTGCGGCTCAATCAAATATTACTTCTCTTGGAAATCTAACTGGATTACAGATTAATGGTAATCTTACAGTAGGAGTAGACGATACTGGGCATGATGTAAAGTTCTTCGGTGCTACTTCTGGAAAGTATATGTTATGGGATGAATCAGCAGATGCACTCAATGTGTATAGTACGCTAAATGTAGGGGCTATTGGAAAATTAGATGGTACAAGCAGTTCCATATTCAGAATGGAATCACCCGGTCACATTATCTTTGAATCTGACAATAACGCTAATGGTGATGCATACATCTCATTCCAAAATGCAAATTCAGAACGTATGAGGATTCATACTGATGGTAATGTCGGAATAGGAAATGCAAGCCCTTCTTTCCGACTTGATGTTAGTAGTGGTGACAATGACGAATTATCCGCAAGGTTTGAGCATGGTATTCAAGTAAACCAAAAAGGCAGCGCATCGAGAGCCTACGGCTTCCTTTCGACAAATGATTCTAATGCTATGGTAGGCGGCAATCTAAGATTGCATGAATCCGACACTACCACTTCTCACGCAGGGTATGATAGCGGAACTAATGTTAGAGGCGGAGCAGGTATTGTATTTGAGAATAAACATCATGGTAGTGATGCCACAGAAAGGGGAGATATAATCTTCGTTCATTCAAATGACACTAATGATGAAACTTGGACTGTCACAGAAAGCATGAGAATAGATGGTAAAACGGGTAATGTCGGAATAGGAATTACAGCCCCAAGTGGTAATCTGCATATCTCAGCAACGCAGCCTCGGCTTTACCTAAGCGATAGTGATGAGGGAACAGGAACGGGTGATTCCCTTCTCATTACCAAATCGGGAACAATCTCCTACATCTATGACAGGGACGCAAGCAGCAAACTGTATCTCGGCGCGGCTGACGATTCTGACATCCTAGTAATTGATGGCGCAAATGCACGGGTCGGAATAGGCACTACGGGTCCAGCAGAAACACTAGATGTAAGTGGAAATATAAAGACGAACAGTAGGCTATATGTTTCTGATTCACACCTTAGAGATGACGGTTCTAATCTCAAAGTCGTTGGTAATACCCAAACGCAGTATCAGGTGCAGGGACAATACGGAGGACATATCTTCTATGTTCAAGATGCAAGCGCTTCTGCACCGAACAACTATACAGAAGTCTTCAAGGTCAATCACTTGGGTAATATTGAACTTGGTAGCAATAGAGATACAACTATTGCCATGAATGCTACTGCCCATGATGTGGCAGGTAAAAGCCTCACAATATCTGCCGGAGATACTGCTGCCACAACTACAGATGACATAGCAGGTGGAGACTTAATCTTTGAAGGTGGCATAGGGAAAGGAACTGGCGCAGGTGGAGCAATATCCTTCAAGGTCGCAAATGCAGGTAGTAGCGGAAGTACGTTGAACACACTAGCAACTGCGATGACAATAGCAGATGATGGAAAAGTCGGAATAGGCACTACGAGTCCTGATTATACATTAGACGTAGCAGGTAATATCGGTGTAGACCAGTACATCTATCATAATGGGGATGCAGATACTTACATCAATATGGCTGCTGATGAGTTTAGAATTGTTGCAGGAAATGATTTAGCGTTTCACTATCAAGAAGATTCTACATCGAAACTGTATCTATCATACAATGGAGAAGCAGATGTAGATATTGCTAATGGCGATTTCTTCTTCGGAGGCTCACAAGGCTCGTATGATGCTAAAATGGGAATAGGAACTACGAGTCCACAAGCACCACTACACGTTGTTGGTAACGTAATGATAGCAAGCACGGATTCTGATGATACTGTAAAGGATGCAAGGATATTAGGTAGAACTTACTCTAACAACGACTACAATTTGATTTACGGCTATGCAACTGAAACTACCAACCGAACCTACATAGGGGGTGGAACAAGCGTAGGAGAGCCTTCTAGCCATATTTACTTCTATACGGGTGCGAAATCCGAAGGAACGGATGCTGACGGTTCAAAAAGAATGGAGATTGAGCCGGGTGGCGATGTCATCATCTATACAAATCTAGGTATAGGCGCTGCAAATCCTGTATCAGAATTAGACTTGAGTACGGGTGCGTTATCATTCGCTAACACCAACACACAACTCAAACTTTCCGGCGGGTCGAATGTCGATTTGCAACTTGGGCATTGGGGTAATACTCACATTCTCATAGACACAGATGGAAATGACTCAAGCAGATATTTCGCCGTAAGTCATGGTAATGCTACTGCTGGTTCTGCGACTGAGTTAATGCGTGTGCAAGAGAATGGTTATGTTGGAATAGGAACTGCAAGTCCTACTTTCCCATTAGACGTTAATGGTTGGATTGCAACTGCAAATGGAATTGTCCACACAGGAGATACTAACAACACTATTCAGTTTGAAACTGATATTCAGAAATTCAACACCGCAGGAACCACAAGACTGACAATTGCGGCTAATGGTAATGTTACAGTAGCAGGTGCATTCTCAGCCGCTACAAAGTCTTTCGACATAGAACACCCAACGAAAGAAGGAAAGAGATTGCATCACGGTTCTCTGGAAGGACCGGAACACGGTGTCTATATCAGAGGTAGATTAGAGGGAGATGTAATCGAACTACCTGACTACTGGCTAGGTCTAGTTGATGAGGATACAATCACAGTTCAACTGACTCCCAATAAGGGATTCCAACAGATATACGTTGACCACATAGAGGACAACAAGGTGTATGTCGGAACTCAGACTGATACACCAATTGACTGCTTCTACTTCATACAAGCCGAGAGAAAGGATGTCGAGAAAATGGTGGTGGAATACTAGTGGGATTCTACAGTGGGCCAGTCATAGTTACTGATAGTCTCATCTTTAACTTCGATGCAGGGAATGATAAATGCACAGATGCAGATGATGCATTAGCAAGTATGAGAGACATAGGGCCTGTTGCACATTCTTCTAGAACAGATAGGAGTATGAGTGGTGAAGGCATAGTTGCGAATATCTCATTTCCAACTGATACAGGTGCGGCTAAGGCAATCAACACAGGTGTCACATATCGAAGAAGTGATGGTGATTCTGCTGACCCTTCTAACTTTGAGAATAGAATAATAATGGCCGATGATATTTTATTTGCAGATGAAAGTGCTTGGTCTTGTGAGTTTTGGGCTAAACCTGATTCTGATTCAGAACATACCTTCCTAAGTCTAGGAGGCAGGGGAGCAACAAGTCCGTGGTTTATTTGGCAACAGGGTTCTTCAACGTTCTATCCTAGATTTAGAGATAATGATAGTCAATATCTAAGAGATAGTTCTAACACGAATTGTGCTGACCCTGATGACTGGCATCAAGTTGTATTTACTGCTGATACTAGCAGAAACATATCCTTCTACAAGGATGGTGCGTTGTTAGGTGGTTCTGTGCAAAGCACCGATACACAACTACAGTTAAACAGACTCATGGCAGGATATTCATCTGGAACTTCTAGATATGGTTTTCAAGGTAGTATGCTTTGTGCTAGAATATACGCTAAGACATTATCAGCCGCAGAAGTATTGCAAAACTTCAATGCAACGAGAAGGAGAGTAGGAATATGAAATACAGAATAAACGGAGTATCTTATACTGAGGAAGAACTACAGAGCATCCTCTCTGGTACTAATCCAGAGTATTGTGATGAAGAAGGAAACCCCATTGTGGAATATCAAGATGCCGCATTACTAGCATTAGAGCAAGGTAGCAGTTTTACTCCATTGACATTTGAAGAGGCTATGATTCAGTCTAGGATATTACATAAGGAGGAAGAGGAATAATGGGTGTAGCAGGTGGGCCTTCTATACCACAAAGCGGTTTGCAATTAACCTTAGATGCCTCTAACTCAAAGTCGTATGGTGGTAGTGGAACAACTTGGTCAGATGTGAGTGGTAATGGTAGAGACTTTACATTCACCGCTTCTCCTACTTATAACTCAAGTGGCGCGGATTCTTCATTCGACACCATCAGGGCTAATGGGCCAAATGCAAATACCTTCGGCATAGAAGCATTGTCAGGATATACGATAGTCCTAGTAGCATCACAAGATGCATTAAACAACGAATCAGCATTCAAGTTCCCGATGGGAGATGGTGCTGGAACTGATGCTAGAGGGATATTCGCACATTGCTCTTGGGGTAATGGTGTAGTCTATTTTGACACGGCTGGCTCAACTTCTACGGCTTCTAGTGGGGGGAGAGTGAACACCAGCGGAGATGGTAATTTCGGCACTAATGACATAACCCATTACGCCTTCACTAAATCAATTAACGGTGCTACACAGACTATCTACAAGGATGGGGTAAACGTTGCTCAAGGAACCAATCGTGGTCCCGGCGTATTACTGAGTGACCATCCTGTTACTTTTGGTGGAGATGAGCAATACCAAGATGGATGGGATGCCAAGATGCATTATATCCTAGTTTACAATCGAGAACTTACTGCTACAGAGGTCAAGCAGATATATGAGAGTATGAGAGGGAGGCTTGACTGAGATGGCAGATAGCGATAAGGACATCCTGATTACTCCAAATGTGAGTCAGACTTCCCAACCAGAAATCAAACTGGTAGGTAAGGACAACTCTCCAATGTACCTCAAGGTGTTGGATGACAATACCCTATCCTTTGAAGGAACAGAAGGACAGGTCTTCTCAATCGGACCTACGATGTCAAGTGGGGATATATTCAGCGTTAGCGATATCTCCGGTGTTCAAAGCATGGTAGTAAATGCTGATGGGACTATAACAATAGATGCTCAAACTAAATCAACTACGATAAAGAACAGCGCATCGAATACTGCTACTTTGATTCTAGAGAATACGAATGCTGATGCGATTGATGGGCCTATCCTTGATTTGTATAGAAACGATGGTGCTAACTCAGGTGATGGGGATGATATTGGTGCAATAGTTTGGAGTGCCAATAACGATGCAGGTGAGAAGACCAACTTCGGTAGAATAATGATGGAACCGAATGATGTCAGCAATGGCTCAGAAGATGGTGAGATGATATTCAAACTCACAGAAGCAGGTTCGGTAGAACAAGAATTTATGAGACTTCGTGGTGGTTCTAGGCAGATTGAATTGAATACTTCTAAGGATGATATTGACTTGGTTTGGAATTCTGATACTGTTGATAACGTATTATTTTGTAATGCTGGCACTTCACGAATTGGAATAGGAACTACTAGTCCCGGCGAACTTCTTCATCTAAGTAGTGGGGCGGCAGGGGATAGCGTTTCCTTGAAGGTCACAAATACTGATGATACAGATAACGCTTCAATTGCCTCTCTTCATCTTGAAAGTCAAAGAGGAACAGATAGCGAGTTTTTCATTGAGCATGATGCTTTTGGTGCAACTAAATTCTATAACGGTCAGGGAGCGAAGACTCATGCTTTGACTATAGATGCGTCAGGAAGTATAGACATAGTTGGAAAATTACAATCAACTAATGCTGATGGTTGGAATCTTTTCCAGAAACTAACATTCGGTAAGTTGGATTACGGAACTGCTAACAGTAGCGGTTCAGGACTTACTTCTGTTACGATTGATGACAATGAAGCAGGGATTGCTTCTGTTGGCATACCTAGAGATATCACAATAAGAGCCGTACACTTT